CTCTTCTATCAGGACGCCGTGTTGTTGTACGGCGCTCTCAGCGGCGTCGTCTGGGCTGGCACCGGCGAACCTTCACTTGCGATCGCCTCGCTGTCACCAAGGGACGTGAACATGCCGTTCAAGCGGTTTGTGTATCTCCTTGTCGACATCATCCCGGACGATGTGTTGGTGCCACTCGTGCCGCATCGCGCCTTGCGCGCCTGCGGCGCACTGATCGAGAGGCTAGCGTTGATGGCGGTAACAGCAACCTTCATCGAGGCCCCTGGGACCTTCCAGGGTGGCGCCATGCAGAACGACGTGTGGGCGACGACATGGGAAGACCGTATACTGCCGTCTTTGCGCAATTACTCAGGGTGCCTCGTGACTGCCCCGACGGGGACAGGCAAGTCCAGGGCGCTACCAAGACTCGCGATGAGGTGCTATGCCCGCGTAATCATGGTGGTGCCCCGCAGGGCGCTGGCCGCCGAGCAAACCCAGGCGGTGTGGGTCAAACGCGGCGTAGCGATGCCTGCTGCGGGATTCATTGTCTGCACGTACGCTTACCTCGCCTCGCGTATCTCATACGGCGCTTTCGTTTTCGCCCGAACGGACCTAGTGCTGCTCGACGAAGTCAGTGAGGGTTCGGCTGACATGCAATTCGTGCTCTACATGTCGCGGCAAAGGTGCCACCACATAGGGCTGACGGCCACACCCACACCCGAAGTGCGCCGCGCCTTCACAGGGTACCCGGTGTGTGCGGTCCCGGTCTCAACGCCGTACGCCGTCACGCGCTACGATCTTCCTGGCCTGACGATAAGCGAGGCCCTGGCGTATCTCGAATCAGTTAACGCCGACCTCGGGCGCATTTTGATAATCACACCCACGCTAGGGGCCATGACCGCGGGGATGCGCGAGATGGAATCAGCCGGCCGTCAAGCTCGGCCGTATTCGTCCGGTCGCGACGTCCCGATGTCCGGCCACATCGTCGCCACCCTAGTGGCCGCGGCAGGCAGCAACATACCGGGCGTCACCTGCGTGATAGACATCGGAGCTCGGCTCGAGCGAGAGGGCGCAACCCTCGTAATAAGGAACCTCACGCCCGGAGAGGCTGAGCAAGCACGTGGGCGCACAGGGCGCTTCTCCGACGGGTACTACGCGCTACTGGCGCCGCCAATAGGCGTGGCGGCACAGCAACACCCATCACTGGAGCTTGCATTGAATTCAGCAATGCCATGGAATGCGGCGTACCCTAACGCGGTGAGACCCGACAGACAGCAGAAGGTGGGTCGCCTTCTACCCTTCTTGTCCGTCGGTGCGGCGGTCGAGGGCCTGCGAGAT